AGGAGCTAATAATGTAATCATAGGTCATATAGCAGGTGATGCCGTAACAACTGGTCATACATCAGTTATTATCGGTCAGTCTGCTGGCACATCTATGACCACTGCTTCTGAAAACGTGTTGATCGGTAATAATGTTGCGGCACTTCTTACAACAGGTGGACAAAATATAATCATAGGCGATAATGCTGCTGCTGGTGCTGCTGTTACTGGCAATGGTAATACTATCGTAGGAGATAACTCTACTTATGACTTAACGTCTGGCGCAAATAATACAAATATAGGTGCAGCTTCTGGACATGAAACAACAACTGGTAACTCAAATGTCAGTATAGGACATTCTGCTGGTTACAATACGACCACAGGTGCTGGAAATGTTTTTGTTGGTATAAATGCTGGCTACTCCTTAACTACAGCTTCTAACAATACAATAGTCGGTAATGCAGCGGCTGATGGTTTAACTACCGCTGGAAACACAGTTGCGGTTGGTCATGCTGCTTTAAGTGCTGTTACAACTGGAGGTCAAAACGTAGCCACTGGTCTTGCTGCAGGATTATCAATTACAACAGGAGCTAATAATACTTGTTTTGGTAACTATGCTGGTCAGGCAATTACAACAGGGTCTTACAATGTTTGTCTGGGCAACGATGAAGGCTCTACAAGAACAACAGGTGATTACAATATTTCAGTTGGAAATAATAATGACCATTCAGCTACAGGTTGTACCCATGAAATAATTATCGGTGCAAACAACGCTACGGGTAAAGGTAATTCAACAGCGTTTATTGCACCGGGAACTGGAGCCGTTTATGCAGGGAACAATAGCGCAAACTTTTCAACAACTTCTGATAGAAGGATTAAAAAGAATATTGCAGATAATAATACTGGTCTTGATGCAATCAATCAGATTCGTGTTCGTAACTTTGAGTATCGTACTCCTAATGAGATTGACGAATTACCAAAAGAATCTGCAATCGACAAAGAAGGCACTCAACTTGGAGTTATAGCACAAGAAATACAAACGGTATTACCTGATGTTGTAAGACAAGAAACAACAGGATGTTTAACTGTAGACCCTGATAATATGACTTGGTATCTTGTTAATGCTGTACAACAATTGTCAGCAAAAGTTGAAGAATTAGAGGAAAAATTAAATGACTGAAGAAAATAATGTAATTACAATTGATGGTAATGAATACAACCCTGCTGATTTAAACTTACAGCAGCATTACTTTATATCGCAAATTAATGATTTGCAATTTAAGCGTAATAAATTACAATTTGATATGGATCAAGTAAATGTTGCTTTAGAGTCATTTACTAATAATCTTATTGAAAGCGTTACTGAACAACCTAAAAAGGAAAAATTAAATGGGTGAACAACTAACTGTAGAAGAAATTAATGCACACTTCTCCGCAATGGATGACAGTGTTAATTTAATTAATGACACGATTGCCGATGACACTGACGCATTAGAAATGTACGGCAGTGCAGAAGAAGTAAAGTTAATGATAAAACGTAACACTGACCATCTTGAAATTCAACTAGATAAAGATTGGGCAACAGAAGATAGTCGTGATAAGTCTTCATATACTGATGCTATCACTGCTGGATTAGCTTATATAGCAGGTTAACTCTTATGGTAATGTTTACGTCTGCCTTTATGATGGGTACTGCAGGAGGTGGGCTTTTTGTTATCAACACTACTTCTGCAGAAAACAACATTAACTTACGCACTAAACTTGATGCTGCTAATTTTAATAATGATGTAGAATCTACTATCATTTATAATCTTGATGCAGGAGTAACAGTAGGATCAAATACCACTGCTACGACCCCTGCATGGCAGACAGGCACTATATCTAGTATTCATACCCTAACAGTAAACATTGGGGGTGTAGTGTATGGGATGGGCGGTGTTGGTGCTCCTGCTGGAAATGTATGTGATCCTGATAGTAGTTGTCCTCCTGCTGTAAATGGAGGAAATGGGGGCGATGCTCTTTCTTTTACTCGTAATGGAATTGTTAATGTACTTCCTACAGGCGTTATTAAAAGCGGTGGTGGAGGAGGAGGAAAAGGAGGAACAGGCTATGTGTCTACAGATGAGATGGGAAATTATTGTCAAGATGGTAACTATGGAGGAAGAGGACAAGGTGCTACAACGATAAGCGGTGCAGAAACAGGTGGTTCACAACTATTCGGAGATGAAAATTCTATAGGAGGAGCAGGAGGCAATGGTGGTGTTTTTGGATCAAATGGACAAAGTGGATCAGCTGGTTATCAAAGTGGATGTGCAGTAGGAAGCGGTGGCACAGCAGGGTCTGCAATAAAAAAAGATGGAAATACAGTTACAGTATATACTTCAGGTACGGTTGTAGGAACGGTAGGTTAACATGACTTTCGGGGCTGGCTCTTTTGCAGAAGTTCCTTTTGCAACTCAGTTTACTGAAAGTGAGACTCTTACTCTTGATGGTCAATCGGCTCGTTTTGTTACAGGAACTTTAATACTTGGAGGCCATTCAAGTGTATCTTTTACAGGAGTAGCTGCGAAATATGTAACTGGCAGTCTTAATGTAGTCGGCCAAAATATTACAAACCTAGAGGGGCAAGATGCTGTATTCAATACAGGTGCTTTTACAGTAGCTGCTAACTCTAGTGCCGCATTATCAGGTAATAGTGCTAAGTATGTAACAGGTACTTTTACAATAACAGGCCACTCTAGTATTGGGTTAACTGGTCAAGAAGCTCTATTCAATACAGGTACTCTTGAAATAGTAGGTCATTCTAGTGTTGGGTTAAGTGGAGTGGATGCTGTATATCATGCAGGATCATTAACAATAAGAGGGGATTCAAGTGTAGCACTTCCAAGTGATAGTGCTAAATACTTAACAGGTACTTTTACGGTAGTAGGTAATACTAGTATTAGTATAGAAGGACAAAAATTTACAGCCCATACAGGGGATATTGATTTTCCATTTCCTTATAATATTTGGTGCTTAGAAGAAACTGGTACTAAAACATGGGCAGGAGTATCACCTCCATCTAATACATGGACAACAGTTGGTAGTGATACAGATGTATGGGTAACCTTAAGTTACAAGTCTTCGCCTGTTCCTACCACATGTTCTTAGCTACTTTTTGTTAGTAACTCTATATGGTAATATAAATTATGACTGAAATGACATACGCTACACTAGAGACTCAGATTATAGAAACTTCTGAAAATAGAAGCGATGAGTTTGCTAATAATATTAAATACTTTATTGATCGTGCTGAACGTAGGCTTACACGCGAGATAGATACTATTGGGTTAACTAAGTATGCTACTTCTAATTTAGCAGTAGGAGATGCTTTTTTAGCTAAACCGCCTGATGCTCAAGTAATAAAATCTATGTCATTTACCAGTAACGGTACTCGAATTAATCTTATTCAACAAACTAATGAATATCTTAATGACTATTGGCCTGTACGTACATCTGTAGGTATCCCACGTTATTACTCTAATTATGGTAGAACAACTGTAATGATAGCTCCAGCACCTGTATCCGCTTTTCCTGTAGAACTATCTTACGTTGGTAATCCTGATGCTCTTACATCTGCAGGAGCTAGTACACCTAATACAACTAACTATTATACCGAAAGATGTTCTAATGCTTTATTCTATGCTGCAATGGAAGAAGCTTGTTACTTTATGAAAAATCCTAATGCTGCTTCTTATTGGGCAGGTTTATATAATAGGGAACGGGAAGATCTTATTAATGAAGCTCGTAGACAGCGGAGAGATGATGTACAAATTGCAGCTAACCCCGGTGGAGGGGAAGATAATTTAATAGAGGGAAGTAGATAATGGTTTCTTATTCAAAAAGTTTAGGACTTACTAAGCAAGGTTCTGGAGAAAACGATAATACTTGGGGAACTGTTTTAAATGAGCAAATGATTTCTCTCACAGACCAAGCAATAGCAGGGTATGGAAATATAACTGTTGCAAGTGGGGCTGTAACGGTAACAGCAGGTAACGGTGTATCTGCTTCAGCGAGAAATGCTTTTATACAATTAAATGGAACACTAAGTGCGAATGTAAGTGTAGTAATACCTTCTGTTTCTAAAGGATATGTTATTAAAGACAATACAAACAGAAGTTCATCTGCTTTTACTATTGAGTTAAAAACAAAAGATGTAGCAGGTGTTACTGTTCCTTCTAGTTGTAGTTCTCTTTATGTCTGTAATGGCTCTACAGTTTTTAAAGCAACACCGGGAGTTGTATCTGCAGGAACAATTGCTAATTCAGAACTACCTACTATTATTGCAGGAAAAACAATAAACGATTCTACTTTTGTAGAAGCAAGTGTTAGTGATTCTGTTTTTAATGCGGGAATTATTACTGCTACAAGTATATCAGGATCAACATTTAAAGCTGGATCAATAACAAGTTCAACAATAAATGCTACATCTTTATATGTAAGTGCTTCCTCTACTTTTAATCAAAGGGCTGTAGGCGCAATAACTAGTTTAGCGGTTGCAGCATCAGGTACAGTCAGTTTAAATTTTTCTACTGGTAACTTTTTTGAAATTACTTTAGTTAGCGGAGCTAATGGTAAAACAATTTTTGGAACACCAGATGCTTTAGTTGCAGGACAAGCTGGGCTTATAAGAGTAATACAACCAGCATCTAGTATTGTAAGTTGTAGTTTTAGTGATGCTTATTTTTTTCCAGCTGAGACTACAGTAGTTCCTACATCAGCTGCTGGAGCTATAGATATATGGTCTTATTATGTAGGAGGTGATAGTAAAATCTATCTTGTAGCGGCTCTTAACTTTGGGAAACCTTAATAATGGGAACACCTGACGATATTGCACGGTCAAATGAATTATCAATTACAGAAATTAAAGGGGAGGTTAAGTTAATTCATAACCGAATAGATGTTATAGAGAATAATCATTTAACACATATAGAGAAATCTATATCGTCAATTAACAAAATTTTGTGGACAATTGGTGTAATAATTTTTAGTCATTTTGTCTTTGCAATAAGAACAATACTAATGGGTTAAGATGTCTACTGAAACTAAAACAATCAAGTATACATTTAAACAAGGTGTTAATAGAGAATCAACTCAATACGCTGCTGAGAATGGTTGGTATGATTCTAATCGTGTAAGGTTTAGAGATCAAAAGCCTGAAAATATTGGGGGTTGGATTAAACGAAGTAGTACAGCTTTTGATGGCACAGCACGAGATATCCATACATGGACTGATTTATCTTCTAAAAACTATATCGGTATTGCTACTGAACAAAAGATATTAATTTTTTATGGTGGTGCCTTTTACGATGTAACTCCTATCCAAGCTTCTGCTACAAATGCTAAAGGAAATACAACATCTGGATCTACTCGTATTGTTGTTACAGCTACTACGCATGAATTAATTGTAGGGCGTAAGACATGGGTAGCATTTACAAGTCAAACAGGTAAAATAGGTACAAACGTATCATTAAGTAATAACTCTTATTTTGTAAGTGTTATTGATGCAAACTCATTTACATTTGAATATGTTTCTACTGCCGATGCTAACGCAGCTAGTGCAGGAGCTTTTGGTATAGACTTTCTTTTACAGACAGGTACATCATCTACTTCTTTTGGTTATGGTTATGGTGCAGGAACATATGGACGAGGGACATGGAACTCTGCTCTAGCAACATCAGAAGGTGGTGTTGGTATTAATATGCGACAGTATACCTTAGATAACTTTGGTGAAAATCTTATTATAGATTACTCTCCTCGTGGTGAGCTTTATCATTGGGTAGCTGATAATGGACTTTCTGCAAGAGCCATAAAAGTAAGCGCATCACCAACAGTTACAGATATGGCTTTAGTTTCTCCTGTTGATAGACATGCTCTTTGTTTTGGATGTAATGATCTAGATGGAAATTTTGATCCTATGCTTGTCCGTTGGTCTAATCAAGAAGATATTGAAAATTGGATACCTAGTGTAAGTAGTACAGCAGGTTCCGTAAGACTATCGGGAGGTTCCCGTATTCAAAGTGCTACACGATATAGAAACCTTGTTCTTGTTCATTCAGATACAGCTTTACATGGTTTAGAATATGTAGGTCAACCTTACATTTTTACAACAAGACAGATAGCTGAGAACTGTGGAAGTATTTCTAGACATGCAGCTGTAGATTTTAATGGCGTTAGTTATTGGATGGGTAACGGACAATTCTACTCCTTTGATGGCGCACTTAAAGTTTTAGACTGTACAGTATTAAGATATGTATTTGATAACTTTAATGTAGACCAGCAAGATAAAGTATATGCAGGTGTAAACTCAGAGTTTAGTGAAATTACATGGCTCTATTGTTCTGATGGAGCAACTGAGTGTGATAAGTATGTTACCTATAATCCTGTTAGTAATTACTGGGTCTTTGGTGAATCTAAATGGACAGCGTGGGAAGACAAGGGATTGTTTAGTTCTATGCTTACGCCGGGGGTTAGTAGTACAACTTCTTATCTATGGAACAATGAGCCTGATGGAGTTTACTCAGGTGATGGAACGGCTATAGAATCTTTTATTGAATCAGGAGAATTTGATTTAGGAGACGGCGATGAAATACTTTTTGTTGATAGGGTAATACCTGACTTTGTAGTAGATAGTGGATCTATTGAGTTTACTATAAAAAGTAAAGAGTATCCATCAGGTTCTTTTAATGCTTCTTCAATCAAAGGACCGTTTAATATAACAAGTACTACAGAGTATGTATATACTCGTTCTCGTGGTAGGCAATCGGTTATAAGAATTGCCGGAGCGTCTAATAATGTACAATGGAAGTTTGGAACTATTCGTATGGATGTTGCTGCGGATGGGAAAAGATAGTCATGGCTTATAGTTATCTTCCCAATCTTCGGAATAAAAATAATATAGAAGAAGTCATAGAGATTTTAGGAAACTGGGGTAATAACATTGTCTTAGACTTAGAATCAAGAGATGTTACTGTCAATATTAGAAAGGTAGCTATTGAAGAGACAGGAAGTATCACAGTCGCAGGTCGCGTAAACATATCAGATGTTGCCAGTAGTGTTACACCACAAGCCGGAGATATGAGATTTAATTCAACCACTAATAAATTCCAAGGTTACGATGGAACTGCATGGAGGGATTTTCATTAATGGCTGATAATAATAATGATGATGATCGGTACGATGATGATGACGATACCGTAAGTTACAGTGGACCTTCTACAGATGGTCCGGGAGGAGGCGGTCCGGGAGGAGGCACTGACAGTACAGAAGGTGGGGTAGATCCAGAGATTCAAGGTCCAGTTGGATATGGTAGTTTTAATCTAGGACCAAATGCTCCAAAGGGAGAGGGTCTTAGTTTAGGTCAAATGGTAGGAGGTGTGCTAGGAGGAAGCTATGCTCCGACTGGACTTTCAGAGGGAACTTATACATATAAAGGTGGAGATGCTGATAAAG